TCGGTGGGGGACTCGGTGCTGGACTCGGTGCTGGACTCGGTGGGGGCCTCGGTGTGGGCCTATATCTCATCGTTCTTCGCCATCAAGTACAAATTCGATTTTTCGTCCGCCATTACGCTGTGGGAAGCCGGACTTGTCGCGTCGTTCGACGGCAAGACGTGGCGGCTGCACTCAGGCAAGAGTGCGGAGATCGTCTACGAGTGGACCCCTCGCCGGAGGGCCACGAAGTGATCCCCACCATCGTCCTGATCGCGCGCCTGCTCTCCGCCCCGGTCGCCTGGGTTGCGCTGGTCCTGGATGCCGCGACCGATGTCGGGAACGACCCGGTGCTCTCCGTCTCCCGCGTGGAGTGGGAGTGCCGCTTCGACCCGACGGCGGAGGGTGTGTGCAGCGACGGCTCCACGGACTGGGGCTGGGCGCAGTTCAACAGCACTTGGCACGACCAGCACCGCGGCGACCTCCGGGCCCACGTCGCGGCCATGGAGGATTTCCAGGCGCTATGCAACCGCCGCGCGCACGGGGATCCGCGACTCGGCCTCGCGGTCTACCACCGCTGGGTGCCGGACGCGCTGGGCATGGCCTACGCGGAAAGCGTGCTGCAGATCGCCGAGATCGTGCGCTCACAGGGGCGAATCACGCCGCGGACATCGGGAGGGGAGCCGCGGATCTACGTCTACCACGATGCGGGCGCAGTGCTGGAGCCCCTGGACGGCTCGGCTCAGGGAGGGGCGCGGGACAAGGGATCCCGGACTGCCTTCTCAGTGGAAACCGTGTTCGCAATTCTTCCCGAGCGGCTGGTGCGGCTTTTCGGTCCGGCCGGCCGCTTCCACTTCGAGAGAAAGGAGCGTGCGGCATGAAGATGTCAGAAACCGCTGTCGTCTACGAATGCTGGGCCTGCGGCTATATAGAGGTCGTTGATTCCAAACTCGGCGAACAACCCCCGGATGTCTGTCCGAAATGCGGAGCAAGGGAAGAAGAAACCGCCGCGGTAAGCGGCTGAAAGGAGGGCATGGTCGCGTAGGTTTTTAGGAGGCGAGGTCGCGACTGCAAGCGTCGCGGTCTCGTCTCCGCCGGGCGGGGGTCGGCTTGCAACTCTTACCCCGCACCGGCTTTTTCACCCGCCCTGTGAGGGGCAGAAGGAGACGAGAAGATGAACGTAATTGATCTGGCCATGTTCGACAAGCCCGCGCGCGTCACGGTCCTGCACGACCGGGTGTCCACCTACGGCCTGCGCGTCGAGGGGCGGGGACGCCACGCCGCGGACGCTACGATGGCGCTGGCTCACCACGTCGGGCACTACCGCTACGACGTGACGGGCTTCCGCGTCTACGGGAGCAAGGACGGCATCAAGGGCGCGGTGCGGCTGTTGCGGGAGCGTGGCATTCTCCACGAGCTGGTGTTCGCCAAGGAGCTGGACGGCATCCGCTTCGACCTGGCGGCCGGGGCATGAGGTACCACTGCGACGTGCCCATGGTCGCCGATGCCTACGGCGAGGTGACGCGAACCTACCACATCATCGCGGAGCTGCATCCGGAGGAGGGCGACGACCCTGCATTTGTCGAAGTCATCGCGGCTCACCCCTACGCCAAGCCGTCGCCTGATCTCGGCGACAACCCGTGCACCGTCGATCTGCTGGGCGACCTTTCCGACGACACGGTCAAGGAGTTGACGCGCATCGCCAAGGAGCACGCGCCGGAGCCGGAGGCCGTGGAATCCCAAGCCGACCGGGACATCGATGCGCGGCGGGAGTCCGCCATCGAACGCACGGCGGCGCGTGTCCATCCCGTGTTCTCCGGCGCGGTCCTGGCGCTGGACAGGACATGGGCACGAGAGAAGGCCGAGCAGTACCGGGACATGCCGGAGGCCGACAAGAGGGTCACCCTGGGTGCGGGGCAGGCCTACGGAGACCCCGCGCGCGCGGAGGAGATTCGCCACGGGTCGGACGACTGAAGGAGCGCGACATGGCAGACATCGCAATCGAGTTTGACGACGAGGAGATCCGCAAGCCGGAGTTCGCGGTCACGGAAATGTCGTCCGCGCACTGGTGCATGCGCAAGATCTGGGAGGCGCGGCTGCGGATGGCTGAACGCGCGGACTTGGCACAGAAGGAGCTGGCGCGCATCCAGGCATGGCTGGACAAGGAGAACGCGGCGGACCTGGAGTCCGTGGCGTACCTGGAGTCCAAGCTCGAGCCCTGGGTCGAGGCGGCCATCGATGGCGGGAAGAAGCGGAGCATCAATCTGCCGTTCGGCATCGCGGGATTCCGCCATACGCCCGACAAGCTGGAAATCAAGGACGAGGCGGCGGCCCTCGCGTGGGCGAAGGCGAACAAGCCGGAGGCGGTGAAGGTCCGTGAGAGCATCCTCAAGGAACCGCTCGCCGATCACATCAAGACCACGGGGGAGATCCCCGACGGCTGCGAACCCGTCCCGGGTGAGGACAGGTTCTACACGAAAACGGAGGAGTGAGATGGGCGACGAACAGAGCACTGCATTGACGGTTCGTCAGGATGAACCGGAAATGTCCGTGGAGGCGATCAAGTCCAGGGTGATGAAGATCGCCCAGGTCCGCAATGAAATCATGGTGAAGGACGTCCACTACGGGACAATCCCGGGAGTGGACAAGCCGTGTCTCTACAAACCCGGCGCGGAAATCCTCTGCATGACCTTCCGGGCGATCCCAAAGTACAGCGAGACGCGGACGGACCTGCCCGGTGGGCATCGGGAGATCAAAGTGGTCTGCGAACTCTACCACCAGTCCGGAGCGTACATGGGATCGGGCGTCGGATCCTGTTCGACGATGGAAAGCAAATACCGGTGGCGCAGGAAGGACGTTGGAACCGATGTAGGCCCGGTGCCCAAGGCTTTCTGGGACACCCCCAAGGACGATTTCAAGGCGCGGCAGGCCGTTCTTGCGCAGACCTACGGTCCTGGAAAATACAAGACGAAAAAAACCGAGGGACAGTGGACCGTCATGCGCCTGGAAGGCGACGGGGAGAAAGAGGAAAACCAGGACATTGCCGACACCTGGAACACCGTATTGAAGATGGCCAAGAAGCGCGCGTTCGTCGATGCGACGATCACGGCCTTTTCGGTTTCCGATTCGTTCACCCAGGACGTGGACGAGGAGCACGACGAGAAAAAGGAAGAGCATCCCAAGGACCCTCCGAAGCCCCAGACGCAAGACACCCTGCGCAAGCAGATCGGGCGCCTCGTGATGAACTCGATCCACGGCTTCTCCAGGGAGGAACAGGAGAAGGCTCGCGCGTTCTGCGACGAACACGAGCACGACGACGCGGCGATGAAGGCGGAGCTGGACCGGCTGTCCGCCCTCGCCTACAAGGACAAGGCCGAGATGGACGCCGCCGCGGACGAGGGATTCGACGAGGCGGCGGGGAAATGAGCAAGCACTCCCGGCGTTGCCGGGTAGGGAGCATAGCTCCCATCTCAGGAGAGTCGACGCTGGCGTCGGCACGAGAGGAGGAGGGACTCGGACTCTGGAATCAGTTTGAGGCGCTGGTCGTGCGACCTGGGTACCGCGAGCCGACAAACCGCGGTCTGTTCTTTGAGCGCCTTATGTCTTGACAGACAAGGCGCTTCGGGGAAATCCAGCCGGGGCGCCACTTTGCCGCCGTAGCTCAGTTGGTAGAGCGCGTGATCTGTAATCTCGAGGTCCGGGGTCCGATCCCCCATGGCGGCTTGGAGGTACTGAGATGAAAAGGATACTTAGTTGGATTGCGGCCATAGGAGTATGTATTGCCGTAGTGATGATCATTATTTTTTTCGCGTGGCTATCCTGGCAAACATTCCATGCCATGTATCCTACCGCTCCGTTTTGGGTGTGGTTGCTTCATACGCGCAAGTAGCGCGGCGGCTTGTAGGAGGAGAAGATGATGGTAGCTAAACTGAGAATACAGGCATATCAGGATCGGCGCGATATTTGCGCAATCCTGGCTACTGCCGGGTATTACGTGGTCGTGGTAAAAAGTGAATTTCCGGCGTGGGAAGGTGGAGACGTCTACGATGTAGTTATATCCGAGCCGGAGGCCACGCCATGAACCTGCACCGCGAGCCTGAGGAGTGGGCCCACCTCCTTGATGATTGTGCTACATGTCGGCCAAGGATGACAGATTATGCATGTAGCAAGTGCGGCCAGAAAATTATAGGAAGTGCCATCGCCGACATCGCCACGCTGGATGCAGCGAACAAGGCGCAGACGCAGCGGATCGCGGAGTTGGAAGCGGAACTGAAAGACATGACGATGGAGCGGGACCATTATAGGGCCAGAAAAGCCGAGGAAGAACGGAAAGTCAAAGAATTGAGTCGTGAAATCGGACTACTGGAAGATGCTTATCAGGCGATACGCGAGAGGGGGAAGGGATGAGCGGATTGACGCGGTATGAACTGGGAATCCTTGGAGGCGGAAAGATTGGACTGGTTCCGCTCGAAAAACCAATCGGTAAAGGATGGACCCCATACGACGAAGCGTGCGACGCCCTCGCCGCCAAGGACCGCGAGCTTGCTGCGCTGCGTGCGGAGCTGGCGGAGTCGCTTGATGTTTTGCGTAGGCAACGCAATGCACTGCTTATAATCAGGGATAAACAAGATTGTCGAGTTGGGCTAAGTGATCTTGATAGTGGAATCGACATCCTGGATTCCTACCTCTCCGCGCATCCCGCGCCGCCGACCATCGCGTCAGACGGGAGCAAGGGATGATCAGCATAAACAGTGAGACCGGAGAAATCCTGAGGGACCGTAGCGATTACTGGCCGCCGGACGAAGTGCGGGCACTTATCAGGGAGCTATGCCTATCACGCAACGCCAAAAACCGCGAGCTTGAGGCGCTAAAGGGGGAAGGGATGAATACCTGTAGATGGTGTGGGTCGGTCGTCTCTGATTCCTGGACAGACGAAAGGTGCCCTCATTGCAACGGACAGCTCAAATCCCAGGCGGAACTCCTCGCCGCCAAGGACCGCGAGCTTGCTGCGCTGAAAACTGAACTTGCCGTTGCGCGCAAGGATGCAGGGCACGCTTATGAAGCGTATCTTCAATCGATAGAGCAGCGAAACATCGCCCTGGAAACACGCTTTGCTGTGGAGGGTGCTCTGGAATGTTCGGAGAAAACCGGAGCTAAGATAGACAAGGATCTTTCCGCGTTGCGTGCGGAGCTGGCGGAGGCGGGGAGGCTGCTGCGGGAATGCCGAAGGCACACGATGGATTTCCCTGGCGATTTGATCGACAACATCGATGCCTACCTCTGCGCGCATCCCGCACCGCCGACCATCGCGTCAGACGGGAGCAAGGGATGATGGACACCACGACTTCAACCGGGTTTCCTCGCTGCGGAATGTGTATGTGGTGGAAGCGATACGATAAAAGCAAATCCATCGGTGTCTGCTCAAAACGAAATGAGTATCGTGATGAAAGGCAACTGGTCGATCCCGACGACTGCTATACGGAGAAAGGAGCGACCCATGAGTGAGCCTTGTCGATGCGGATGCGGCGGTACGATGAGCACAGGCACCGTGCAGATCGGTATTGGATGGTATTTCCAGCGATGCTCCTGCGGGATGCAGGGTCCATCCCGTAAAACGCGAGAGGAAGCCGTCGCTGCGTGGAACATCGCCATGGGCGCGAAGCTGCGGGATGCGGCGCAGTACATAGTGGACAACATAGATTGCCTGGGCGACATGGAAATCAAGCGCCGACTTGCTGCCTCCCTGAAAGGACCGCAGCCATGACATCTAAACGCATACTTGCAACCGCTATACTCGCCGCCGCAATGGCTGAAGTATTCAACGAACATCAAGATGAACCACGCATCGTAGACCACGTTGACCCAAAACCACGACCCCGCAGTTACGGCGTACATCTAAGCAAGGCGGAACGTAAAGGCAAGACATGGCGAGAGATCCAAGCGATCCGCTACGGGGTAGCACCATGACCCAGTGGATGAAGCCGTGCCGGAAGCGGAAGACGTGCAAATATCGTCGCCTGCACGGGGTTTCTGCGACGGTGCTAAAACATTGCAGCCGCCACGAAAAAGATGAATTGTGCGAATGTCCCGGCCAACTATGCCCCGACTGCGTGCCGGAGAAGAAAGGGAGGAAGAAATGAGAAAATCCGTAAAGTGGTTCGCCCACTTAATGGAACGCGAATTACGAAAGAATGATGGGAAGGGTGGGTGGGCCGATTGCCCTGAAACCTTTCTTTTCAACTCAATCGTTGACAATCTAAATCAGGCGCGAAAGTTAGCACACGGGAAAGATAAAATCAAAGCATGCGTAGACATGGCCAACTTCGCCATGATGATCGCAGACAACGAACAAAGGAGAAGCAAGCCATGAGCATGACCCCCGCCGAACGCGCCGTTGTCGAGGCGGCGAGAAAGCTGAAAGAGTGGTGGGCAATATCGCATTTAATCCCAGCGTATCTTGGACATGCAGCGAGACCCCTATACGATGCGATCGAAGCCCTTGACCACGCTCCCGCCGCCGGACAGATGGTGCGATGCGAAAGACGCGATAGATGCCCGATTCATCGAGATAAATGTGACTTATGGAAGCCACACCTAGAAATAGTCGATCGTCCCATCCTGGCCTGCTACCGTCCCGAGCCCGTCCCGGAGGAGCCTGCGGAGCACATAGATGATGACGAGTTCGGTCCTGTCGATCTGACGAATGTAGAGCCGGACAAGCTCCCAATCAAACCGCGCATGGTCCCCGAGGCCGAGGTCCGCAGGCGCGAGCGGGAGGCGAGACGGGAGGGGTTCGTCCATGGTTGCTACTACCTATCGAGCAACCCGGAGCACACAAAAGAGCTAACGGGCAGTTATGACCGCGAAGCCGCCCTCCGCTACCCCGACCCCGCCGCTACGCAGGAGCCCACAGAGCCCGACCCGCAGCGCGGCCCGATCAACGTGGATGCGGCCACCCTGCTGCACGCGGCGGCGCCTCGGCTTCTGGAGACCTGCAAGCGATGCCTCAGGGACATGGACTCGATCGATATAGTCTGCGCTATGGCTGGCGTGCATCCATTCGCTCTGATGCGCCAGGACCTTAAGGAGGCCATCGCCGCGGTTGAGCGCCGGGCCGGGGGCGCGGGATGCGAGTGATCCGGGTGTTCCCGCGACGTACCAGGGCTACTCCCACGGACCCGCTCGCCTACGTGGGATCCCCCGATATGTTCGCGGAGGCGGACGCAGTCCATATTTCTGTCGCCTTTACGAGGGATCTTCCCGCCGCCGAACGACTCGCAAGGGAATGGCGGTACGTTGCCCCTGTCTCTATTGGAGGACCGGCAACCGGACAGCGAGGGGAGGAATTCGCGCCTGGGAAGTATCTGAAGCCCGGATACGTCATTACTTCGCGGGGCTGCCCAAATTGCTGCTGGTTCTGTGCCGCGTGGAGACGCGAAGGCCCAACCCGTGAATATGCGATCCGCGACGGGTGGAACGTCCTGGACGACAACCTACTCGCCTGTTCCGACACACACGTCAATGCGGTGTTCGATATGCTCGCTAGGCAAAAACATCCTGCCGAATTCACCGGAGGGCTTGAAGCCGCAAGGCTGAAACCGTGGCACGTTGCACGTCTCCGTTCACTACATCCAAAGCAACTATTTTTCGCCTACGACGGCCCAGAGGATCGCGATCCGCTCCATGAGGCCGGTCGGCTTTTACTGGAGGCCGGGTTTACTCGGGAATCTCACAGGCTCCGCGCCTACGTGCTCATGGGATACAAGGGAGACACCATGGACAAAGCAAGCGCCCGTTTGTCGGATTGCATAGAAGCCGGGTTCATGCCCATGGCGATGCTCTACAGAGACGAAGGGTGGGAACCTGGTGAGGAGTGGAAGAGGTTCCGCAGACGATGGTCGAGACCGGCGATCATGGCAAGCAGATCCGGGGCTCTGGATGACTGAGCTGGCCGCCCTCCGCCGCGACCTCGCCGACGTGGAGGCGCGCCTGGAAGCGCTGCACAAGCGGTACCTGCACACGGTGCTAGTACGGGGCGTCACGCGGGCACAGACCACGACGTACAACGCGCGTGCGGCGCAGCTGTGCGAGCAGCGGGACGCGCTGAGGCGGAGCATTAAGGAGGTAGACCTTGACTTGTCGTGTTGGTAGCTGTACACTTACCTCGCTCGGGTGGCTCTGGGCCGTTCCTGCATTGCAGGTTCGATCTCATGGGGAAAACCGATCCGACTGTTTTGCAAGATCCCGCCATGAGGGGATCTTACGGGGCGCCACCCCGGGACAGCCGGATCGGTTTTTTATTGGGGGCGTATAATGGCAAGCGAACCCATAGTAATCTGTGGTTGGGGAAAATACTATGAGACCCACCGCACCCGAGAGCTTCATAAAATGGACTGGGTTCCCATGCCAAATAAACAGGATGGCGATGGATATACTGAGCTGCTCGACCACCCCAATGGAGCGGCCCACTTCGGGGCATGGTGCGCCCTCCTAGAGGTAGCCTCTCGGCGGCACGTCGGCGATGGACCGCGCGTTGACGCGAGAGCGCGCCGAGAGAGTGCCAAGTATGACGCGACTGAGCATCCATACGGTCGCGGGATACTCATGCGCGAGAATGGGGAGCCTTATGACGCAAAAAGCCTAGAGAGGATCACAAGGATACCGGTTTCCGTGTGGGAGGAGGTTTTGCCTCGTCTTGTAAGTATTGGCTGGATAACAGGATACAAAGTAGTCGGCAGTCAATCGGCGCACGATCGGCAGTCAATCGGCGCACGATCGCGCACCGACGCGGTTAATCGCCCAATGAACGGAACGGAACGGAACGGAACGGAACGGAACAATGGCGCTGTCGCGCCCATCGAAAAAGACGCTGAACTTTACGCCTCGATCAAGGAGTCGTTTCTTTCCAAGAACGACGGAAAATTTTCCAACTACGGCAAAGAGGGCAAGGCCATCCACGCGCTGATCGAGAAAGCCAAAGCGCGGGCTCCCGACGACCCAGGGCCTTTCCTGCAATCCATGATCGAAGCTTTCTGGGCTTTGAAGCAGACGGGCAATGAGTTTTGGAAGGGACAACCATTTCTTTCCTCCGCGCTCAATGCCTCCGGGATCTGGGACCGCGTCCTGGAGACCATGCGAAACCAGGAGGCCGCGGCGGATCCGGAGGCGCTGGCGATCGCCTCGGGAGAAATCTTTTGACCGCCGAACAGTTCGCCAGGTGGGCGGAGGGTTACTACGGCAAATACAACCCCATCGCCCGCGCGGAGCTCATCACCTGGTTGGGCGACAAGGAGCCCCACTTCATCGCGGGTCTTCGCCTCCGCGTCCGCGACGAGTACAGCAACGTATACCGGATGCCGCCCGATATCGCCAAGCTCCGGGAGATCCACTATCACGACACGCAGCTCACCTACGACACGGGACGCCGCGCCATGGAGATCGCCACGACGAGGCGCGTGGAGATCCCCGAGGAGACGGCGAGCGAGTTACAGGTCGACGAGATCGCAGCGGCAACCGGGAAGCTTGCGGAAAAGGTGCGAAGATGAGTCACGAAAACTGGGAGGAAAAGTGAAAACACGAAGCGGCTACCACCAAGCCACGAAACTCCGCGCGCTACTGCAGGAGCCGGAGTCCGCCATCGAACGCGACATCGTGCGGTACCTGGAGTTCCACGGATGCCTGGTCATCCCGACGCATGGACCGCGCAACCGTCCCGTCGTGGAGGGGATCCCGGATCTGCTGGTGTACCGAAGATGGGACACGAATCGGTTATCTACGCCTCCCGCGCCTTTGTGGATTGAGGTGAAAACGTGGGAAGGCAAGCTGTCCACCGAACAGGCGGACATGATAGCCAGGCTGACGGAACGCGGGGCCCGCGTCATCGTGGCACGCAGCGTCGAGGACGTGGAGGGGGTGGTATGACCCGAGCGCCGTATCCCTGCCTTATCACGCAGTCCCATGCAGATACAAACCATCACGGCAAGGTCTGCCCAGACTGCGGTCGACCTATGGTGCGCTTCGACTTGGACTGCTACAACTGTCCGGTGTGTGGGGATATACTCATGATGGACATCAAAGGGTTGCATATCGAGCGCAGGATGCCTAAGGGCGCAGGGATGCAGATCTGGGGAGGGAGAGGGGAATGATTCTCGATGAGACAAGGGCGCGTGAATTACAAGCCCGTTATCTCGAAGGGGATCAAGACGCATTGGGCGGACTTTATCTGGAGATCAGATCTATTGCTCGTAAGTGGGCGGCCATCATACTAAGCGCTAAACACCTCCCCGTGTCTAAGCAGAAGCTAGATATAATATCCCACGACGCCGCAACAAAAATAATACTTCTGTATCTGAAGAATAGCGATTATAGCATTTACAGTTTTTATGAGCGTGTAAGGCTAGAAGTCATGAAAGCCCTGTTCCACAAAAACTTGAGAAAGGATGAACAGACGGAAGACATAGAGGCCCTGCGTATTCCTTATGTGGCCAGGGAAACCAGAAAACATAATGACGCTATGCAATCAGTCATGACCGAATGTCCCCAAGGAAACAGGGTAGTCTTAGACTTGGCTGGGTCTAGGTGGTACAAGGAGGCAATAAACAAAATATCGGCCTATGTTTCCAGGCCGTGGATATACGACCATGCCGTCGAACTACATACTCTGTACAGGATGACAAGATGTCCAAAAAGAAAACTATCGCGCTAACTATAGATCGGGAGGTACACTCAGAAGCAATGAAGCAATGCAAGGAGTACGGGCAAAGTCTTTCCCACGTTGTGGAGGAGTTGCTTAAAGCATTTATCAAAATACCCGGAGAAAAGCAATGAGCAAGCAAATCATCGTCGAGTCCTGCCTGAAGTGTTCCGCAGGCGGTAGGCCCTGTCCTTACTCCCATGATATCCTGGCCGAGAAGGGCGGGCGTGTGAAAAAGTGCTGGGCTGCTCACGAGAAGATCATAGACGACCCGCACCATATACCGGCATGGTGCCCGCTATAGGCCAAATGACTATATCTCTGTGGGTATAGGCGTGGCGGAAAACGTAGCAGGTAACGCCAAAAAACGGGGAAGACAGTTTCAACCAGGAAACCCCGGAGGACCTGGGCGTCCTCCTGGCCAGTCTGTCGAAAAGCTTATGCTATCATACGCTCGCCAATTCTTTGTTGGCGAGGCAGCACTGAAGTGGTGGAAGGACTTTTTCGAGTCGGCTGACGATCAAGACTCCTGGCAAGCCAAGAAGATAGCCGACGTGCTGTTCAAGGACGGCATCGTGGAAAAGATGGACGCCACCCTACAGCGTGCCGAAATGGCGGACAAGGACTTCCTCCACTACCGCATACATCGTACCGGATTTGATATCCAGCAGCGGATTGTAATGTCCAAGTGCCGGCACAAGTTCTTGATGGCTGGCCGAAGGGCAGGGAAGACGGAAGCCTGCGCGCGTATGATCGCAGACGTGTTGTGTGATGGCGGTAGGGCGCATTACATCCACAAGACTCTGACTACAGGGATAGAGCAGATCTACAAGCCAGTCATGGACCTGTGCGAGGATCTTGGTATCAAGGTCGCGGAGAAGCACCGAAACGAGGGGACTGTCGCATTCGAGAATGGCGGTTTCTTCAAGATCAGCGGAAACGTCACGGTCGAGGAGCGCGAAAAGAAGCGTGGGGAAAAGTGGAACCTTGTCATCGTAGATGAGGCGCAGTCGCAAGCTGCTCTGCTCTATATGATCGACAACATCCTGGAGCCGGAGCTAATAGACTATGCTGGTACGCTGGTTGTGGGCGGGACTGGCCCTCGTGTCCGCGGTACTTTCTGGGAAGCCGTCTACTTGGGGCAATGGCCTGATGGTCGCCCGTTGTATCCTGATTCTTTACGGATCAACTGGAACCTATCCGACAATCCATTTATCCCGAACCATCAAACGGCTCTTGCGCAGATCAGGGCGGACAAGGGTTTAACCGAAGAGTCGGCGCTTTATCAGCGCGAATACTTGGGGAGAATAGTTTATGATGATGATGCGCTCGTTCTCCGGCTCGGCGACGCCAACTATTACGACGATCAGATGTTGGCCGGGTGGATTGGAAGTCAACCAGTTACCGATATCAGGTTCACGGGCGGACTCGACTTTGGTTTTATCGATTCGGACGCAGTGTCCATCATATGCTATTCAGTCTCAAAACCAGAGCGATGGCTCGTCTATGAGTACAAGGGAAACAGAACCGGGATAGCAGAACTAGCCGCGAAGATTATGGAGGGGGTGGCTTATGTCAACGGCAATCCAATGTTTGCCCGAGTGGAAAACAGGAGATTCTTTATCTACGCTGACACGGGAGGCGCTGGTAAGAAGATTAGCTTCGACCTTGCCACACAGTATAACCTCCCGATCCAGGACGCATACAAGGCCGACAAGGATATGGCCATTGAGCTGTTGCAGGACGAGGTGCGGAAAGGACTATTGCGAGTAAGGAGGGATGGCCCGTTCGCCGACGAGTGCATGAAGACCGTATTCAAGCGAAACGACCGCGACGAGATCACGCGCGAGATCGACGATGAGACATACCACCCGGACATGATGGACGGCGTGACGTACGCCATGAGGCCGGTGTGGCTATTCAACAGGAGCAAGGCATGATGGAGTTTATCCTCGCCTACCGCCAAGCCAAGGCTCAGATCAAGGCCAGGCGGGTCAAGGACGCGCAGTATAAGCAGCTATGCAAGACGCCTTTGAACTACCAGATTATCCGCGATCTGGTAAACGCGGCCGCGCATGACGTCAAGATCGACGTTATTTTGCCAGATGGGTCAAGGCTGACTATCCAGAGGGAGGACGCCTTCGACAAGCTTCAGAAGGCTCCAAAGACGGACCTATACTAGCACCAGGTGACTATATACCCGATGGAACTAGAATTCATTCGACGGGACATGGCCAAGATAGCGGCCCACATGAACAAGAGGCTATCCAAGTACCGCCGCAACTATAACAGGTACGCGAACAACGGCAGGCGAAGCGAGGACATCCGCGAGCAGTACGGCATGGCCACCGCGTTCATGGACCAATCAATGCGCGAGGACACTGGGACCACACCCAACCTCAACATCATCAAGAGCGCTATCAATACCCACGTCTCCAAGATGTCGGCAACCAAGGTGCGGCCGTTTTTCAACCCAATGGTGGGGACGTTCAAGACGCGCAAGGTCTGCAGGCAGGCGCAGCAGTATTTCGACGAGTTCTTCGAGACCAAGGATGTTTATCGTAAGGCCATCGAGTGCATGCGGTATGCTGACATCTTCGAGCTTGGGTGCGCGTGGATCGACGATGAGTCGAGGGACGTCGTAAAGATCGCCCCGTGGGAATTCTACTTTGACGCCTCTGAGCTAAACTTCGGCAGGATGACCAGATGCTTTATTTTGCAAAAGCAATTCCCCTTGATCTACATGAAGGACAAGCTGCATGGTGAGGCTGCGGACTACAAGGAGAAGCTAGAGCAGGACCCGTCAACCAAGGTCGAGAGGGCTGTGTACTATGACTTGGAGGGCGGGAAGAAATACATCTTCGTCGATGCTAAGTTGTGCGGGACTCCAACCAAGTACGAAGCGAAAATCCCGCCCGTTGCTATGTTATATCTTGAGGAGCCGCTAAAGGGGGCGTTTTCTTGCTCCATGGCCGACGACCTTTACACCATCCAGGCGCAAGTGGACAGTCTATGCGAGCGTATCCACTTGGCCCTTGAGCTGTCCCCCGCCAACACAATATGGGTCCCTGAGGGATCGGATGTTAAGGCATCGATGCTGTCGAATGAGATAGGCGCGGTATACAACTATCGACCGCTCCCTGGGACTAGCGGAACTCCAGTTATTATATCGACTCCTCCCGCTATCGATCCGCAATACCTATCCATGCTGGAATTCTGGACTCGACAGGGATTCGAGATTACAGGCATTTCCCAACTTTCCGCCATGGCCAAGAAACCAAGCGGGTTGAATAGCGGCGTTGCTCTGCAGACCGTCGAGGACGTGGAGAGCGATAGACACAACCTGATTCTACAGGCTTATATCCGGTTCTTGATGAATATAGCCAAGATCTGCATTGAGGTGTTCCCTCCCGACGAGGAGATTTTACCTAACAGAACGGGAAGGGCTGATATCAAGTGGAAGGACATCAAAAAAGAGCGCGACAGCTTCTCCATCCAGTTCTCCGCATCTTCTTCTCTGTCAAAGGATCCCAAGGTCAAGATGGAGCAGATAGAAAAGCTGATCGCAATGAAGATCCTGAACCCGTCGCTTGCAGCGTCTATGTTGGAATTTCCCGACCTTGAGAATGCGTACTCCATCACAAGCGCGTCCTATGACGCATGTCAGAGAATCATCGAACGCGCCATCGAGGACAACGTCTTTGACTTCTACGAGGTCGTGGAGCTCAACCAGTTGTACAGGGAGATATCGACCACGCTGCTTCAGCTAGACGCCAACGATGAAGACGTTGTGACTCTGGAGAGATTGGTCAAGCTGCTTGGAATAGTCAAGCAAAAGCTGGATGCTGTCACCAAAGCGCAGACGCCTCCAGCTCCAGTTCAGGGCCCCGGTGCGCCACCACAGGAAATGAAGCCGCCGACCGCCCCAGGCCCTACAGGTCCACTTCCTGTTAATGCTGGACCCCCCGCCGCGTAAAACTCATCCCCCTTACTCAAGTGACTATATACCCAAAGCCTACCGGCCGAGCGCCGGGGGTAAAGGAGCACTTGAGTGGCAAGCAGGACCCCGTATTCTAAGATCGCCCCAGCCGGAGGGGCTTACCGGATTTCCTTGAAGAGCGGAGCGACCACTGTGCTAAACGCGGGGGATTGCGTGTGGTCCTGCCGTTGGACGAGTACAACCCTCCGCGCGATCATCCAGAAATTGCGCGTCAACTGGGTGGTCACTACCGCCTTTGACGCGGCGCAGCTTCTTGACTACGGCCTGTACTTCGCTCGTGCGTTTACCGCAACCGACTCTGCTGGTACCGCCTCTACACTGACCGGCGACAACTGCAAGCTCGATACCAATTTCCCGACCACGGCGTTCGCCGATATCGAGATCGCAACGGCTGCGGCTGTTACGGCTGGAACCAGGACGCTTGATTCGCAGCCCCTTGTCACCAGGAACGGATGGGCCACGACTACGGCTGGAACCGTGGCGGCCGATCCCAACGTCGAATATCAGTTCGGGACTCTGGACGCTACCAACCCCATTACCCTGAGAGCCGACGAAGGACTGGCGCTCAACGTTCTGACCACGATGGGAGCCTCTGGAGTGGTACGGGTGTACGTCGAAATGGAATGGACGGAAGTCCCGGTGAATCTGGCGTAGTATGCCGAGAGACACGTACTTTCAGAAACCAAGCGGCCCGGCAATCCTCCAGATGGGAAAGGCGCGAATGCACGCGCCTCCGTCTAATCCTCGCGGGGTTTTATCCGATGGAGCCGGGCAATTCCGAATCTCGGTCAAGTCTCCAGACGTCCGCAACTTCATTGCTGGGGACTGCATAGCCTCTGTCCGGTGGACGGCTGACGACGATCTGATGATCGTCAAAAGGCTCAAAATCGGGTACGTATGCACCGTTGCGTTTACCACGCCTCAGCTCGTGGACGTTGGTCTCTACATCGCACGCAACTTCCAGGTTTCGGACTTAGGCGGAAGCGTTATCGTTCCGTCCGTCCCGAATACCGGGGAACTTGACAGTAGAGCCGGGCCTTCCGCTATCGCTCAGAACAACGGACGCATTGCCTCTTTGACTCCAGTTTCGGCCGGAGTCAGGACGCTGAGCGCGCATCCGTTTATGAGTGTGACAGGATTCCCGACTGCTACGGCCGGGGTTGTGTCTGACCAGCAAGTGGAATGGACGTTCGGCGATACCGCATCCGCCTATCCCATTGTTCTTCGGTGCAACGAAGGGATCGTCGTGAATTTGCTTACCGCCATGGGGGCGGCTGGTCGGATGGCGTTCTACTTCGAAATTGAGTGGGACGAAATCTCGGGAAACAGAAACTAAAGGAGAACGGCAATGGCGACTAGTGGTATCGAGGGATTGCAGAGTCTTGGACCTGGGCAGGCCGGGGACCCGTCTCTCGGGTCTTATGGCCAGCTGTTGACGTCTGATATCTGGGGTAAGTACGGGGAGCTCTGCAGGCGAGGGCTTGTGTTCTCCGCCCCTGTTGCCGCTGCAGCTGCGGTGCCAATCGCTACTACTTTGACCAACGCGCCGGCTATTTGGAACCCCGCGAGTTCAAACAAGATCGTCATTCCACTTCGCGTGATCATGTCCCTGGGAGCGATTGGTACGCCGATTCTCCAGGGCTTCACGGTTTCCTACCTGATCAACGCCGGGGATAACATCGGGACCGGTGCTCCGGTAGTGACCTGGACGAATGTTGCGCCTACCAACTTGCTGTTAGGCAAGGGGCAGGCCGCGACTACCAAGTTCGCTCCGGCAGTTTCCACTTACACCACGCAGCCCGCTAGGCTGATGGACTGCGGATTCGGCCACCACCTCGAAGGGTCGGCCGCAAGCGGCCAGCTGTACTCCCAGTTCTACTACGACTTCGAGGGGGCTCTGATTCTTCCCCCTGGGGCGACTATGCACATCGGCTCGACGATCGCGACCAGTACGACCTACTGGACCACGATCCTGTTCGCGGAGATCTCCAAGCCGCAGTACCTGGCGTAAAGGAGCAAGAAGATGCCCATTCAGAGTTACGATATCGCGCAGCAGATTCAAGTGGGGCCTCAGGATCTTTCTGTTGGATCCAGGGCCATTCCCCGGGGAGGTAGGACCGGTGAGTCCGTCATGGCTGAGGTGTGGGGGAAGTACGGAGAGCTTTGCGCCAACGGATACGTGTTTGTCGCGCGTGTCGCGGCCGCTGCGGCGGTTCCGGTCGATACCACGCTGACCAACGCACCGGCGATCTGGAACAAGACATCCAGCGGGAAGACTGTCATCCCCCTGAAGATCATGTTCTCCGTGGGGGCCATCGGAACCCCCATCCTGAACGGCTTCACCCTTTCGTACCTCACGGGAGCCGGGGATGCGGTAGCTACCGCCGCCCCCGTGGTGACCTGGACCAACGTTGCTCCCAAGAACCTCAAGCTTGGCGGTCCTTCGGCGACTACTCTTTTCGCCCCTGCGGTTTCAACCTACACGACCAACCCCTCTCCCTTGATGGACCTTGGGCTGGGCCATCACCTCGAGGGAACCGCGGCTTCCGGGCAGCTTTACACGCTGTCGTTCGACTTTGACAGCATGATTCAGATGCCGCCCGGGTCTACGCTACACGTGGGATCGACCATCGCAACATCCACCACGTACTGGACGTCCATCGTCTTCGCGGAGATCCCGCTCCTGTCGGCATAGAGGACGCTATGGGACTGGAAGCACTATCGCCTGAGGAAAAGCAGACACTCTACGAAGCCCTCAAGGCAGAAATGGGAGGGGGCGACGTGTGTGAATGTGACGAGAAATTCCAGCAGGTAGCGTCTTTGCTCGAAGCGTTCGACGGCAGGATCGCTATCCTGGAGGACCTGATCAACAACAAGCTGATCGGTGGAATCCGCAGTCTGTACGAAGACAACATGCGGACAACCGCTATCAGTGATCTCAAGGGCAAGTACGGATCGATGTTTGACCCGTACATGGAACCTTTCAACGAAATGTATCCCGATCAGGACTTGTGGGCGATGCTCCATGACCACCTGGCCAAGATGAAGCAGGAAGATGGATACACCGACGAAATCGGCGACATGAAGATCAAGGAAATCGCAGACCAGCTCAGGGGCAAGGTGGAAAAGATCAGAGGACCCGCCGTCGCGAAGGTGGAGGTGGCAAAAAAAGGGCCTCCGGCTATGACGGCCGAAGAGGAAGTCGATCCGATGACCGCTATCGTTGATAGCGTAAAGAAACTGAAAAGCGGCCGAGGCCGTTCCTCTGGCATCATGCCCGGGGCCGACGTTGAATAGGAGATAGAACATGGCGCAGCAGGTAACCAGCGATACCTTGCTCCTCGGGATTTACAAGTCTTGGTATACCGAGAAGCGTTTCCCGAATCTGCTTTTCAGGAATTCCCCGGTGCTGAAGGAGATCCAGAAAAACAGGATCGGCGGCAGAGACTACAAGATCAGCATGCTCTACGGTCGCGGCGGAGCGGTGTCAGGCGACTACACCGTGGCCGTTGCCAACGCGGCCAGCTCTTCGCGCAACGCCGAAATGACGGTCGTGCCTGGCAACATCCACACCGTCTTCAACGTGACGCAGAAGGAAATCCTGGCCTCGCAGAAGACGAAGGGTGCTTACGTCCCGGCGCTCATCAACAAGATGTTTGCCGCAACGGAGGCCACCCGCAAAACGTTCGCCGGATGCCTCTACGGATTTGGCGTGGGTGACATGGGCACACTCCCTGTGGTCGCGGCTACTGGCGCCAGTACCATGACGCTGACCTACGACACCATTGTCAAGCTTGATATCGGTACGCAGTTCTACGTGGCGACCCCGGTTTCCGCCACGGCGTGTCTGCCTACCGCGGCGTTTTACGACGCGACGGTTCGTACCGTGAGCGCCATCGACGGGACCACGGTCACGTGGACCGGCGGAGTGGTCGGAGGTACCCCGTGGGCCGTCGGGTCTCTGATCTGCCTTGTCGGAGGCCGTGACGCTACGCCCGTGGCGAGCATGCCAACCGGGCTTGCCGCTTGGCTTCCCTCCATGGGCGGTAGAACCGGAGCGACGTGGAACACCTACATCGGGACGGCTTTCTATGGAGTGACGAGGTCGGCTAACACCAACCAGCTTGCCGGTTGGTTCTACCAGAGGCAGCCCGGCGAGGCCATGGGGGACGCGCTGACTCAGGGCATCAAGCTTGCCCGCAGGGGTGGTGGAGTCCCCAACATGCTGGCTATCAACGACGAGGACTATCAGTCTATCGTCTACGAGCTCAACCAGCAGACCGCCTTGATGCAGCATATCAACACCAGCGACAAGAAATCCGACAACGCGGTGGTGAGGGGCATCAACAAGCTGAAGTACGCGTTCTCCACCAGCTACCTGGACGTCGTCTACGATGACCCCTACTGCCCAAAGGGAACGGGCTACATTCTCGACAAGGACGTTATCGAGTTCGCGGCCCTGTCCAACACCAGCGACATGGACAGCGACGGGGTGAGCGGGAACGACCCGGGAGCCGCCAGCGTGGAAAGCGCCAAGGATCCCGACACCCAGTTCAAGATGATCATCGACGACTGCATCAACGTGGTTCCGAACAGCACCAGCGTCGAAGGCCCGGCCGCCCAGGTTTCGATATCGGTGTACGGCAACTTTGTCGTACACGAGCCTGGACACTGCGCGGTCGTGGTGTTCTAGACTAGGTCCTTAGCGGTCTGACCCGCCGCTCTCTTTTTCCGCCCTTCTCTGCGCTGACCCCCGGTTTCCTCCTCCGGGGGTCTTTTTATGCTATATAGGTAATGGCTATATATCGGAACGGATGGTATATCGGCCAAGTGACTATATAAGCATGATGACAATTCCGGCCTATGCTTCGCAGATCATAGCAAGAGCGAGAAGCTTGGCGGATCTGCCCAATAGCAAGTTCATTTCAAACGACGATGAATCTGACAGCATCAACGAATCCTGGCGGGACTTGTACGCTAAACTCCTGGAGAACGACGACGACTACTACCTGACAGAAACCACGCTTACTACAGGAACGGCCGTTACTGGGACAGACTGCGAATATCTGATCACGCTTCCCACGGACTACTTCCGGCTCAGGTACTTGGACTATCAGGTATCGGGAAATCTCTGGGAGCCGGTCCCCAAGTTCCCCTTGTCGATGAAGGATTACTCGCCCGGGTCGCCATACTACCGGATCAAGAACGGCACGCTGTGGGTTATCTGGTCCGGCCTGTCTGGGACCGGAACGCTGAAGATCGGTTACTACCCGACTCCTGCCTTTGTCACTGCACAGGCTACCGACCTTGCGTATGGGACCAGCTACACGCCGGCGACGTTTGCCAATATCGCATATCCCGTTTACGTAACGCGGCTGAATGCCGGGTGCTACGTTTACGGAGGAAACGATATCAGAGCCGAGAGCATTGATAACAATACGGTGGCCGCACCCGTTTCTTTGCTATCTACGGCTGGAACTAGAACGAACCTCGTGTATTACAAGGGCTATCTGTACTGGCTCGAAGGCGGGGACATCTACAGGGCGCCTACGGATCTTGTGTCCGCTCTCACCCCGGCCACGGTCGTAACGGCCGGAGTGGTGTCAAGCTTTGCCATTTTCGGTGACTTGATTTACTTCTGTGATGCTACGGATATCAATACCTGTACTCTCGCAGGGGCCTCGATCACTTCGATCATGACCGGCACAGGGTCGTGGATATGCAAAACAGGAACGCAGGTTTACTACCTGAGCGGAACCGACTTAATGCGTGTCGGCTCGGCTACCGTGGTCCTAGCCGGAGCTTCCGCATGCGTAACGGACGGGACCTATCTATTCGCTCTTGTGAGCGGAACGCTGTATCGCCTAACGCTGTCTAGCACTTATACAGTATCGGCTCAGGAATCCATGCGGACTGACGTTGCTTCAATCGGACCGTACTACGGGAGCCGCATTCCGGTAATTACTAACCAGGGACAGACTTTCCTTGCCATCAGTTCAACGGCGGATTATGAGTTTGACTATCCGTCCAATCTGGTTCCCGAGATTATGGCGTATCAGATGGCTATTGATTTCCGCGCCAAGCAAAAGGGAGACACGGCGGAACTCAAGGAACGGCTTGCTGGATTGGCTGCAAGGTTTGCTATCAATATCAAGCGCGATGATTACAAGCCCACAAGGATACAGAATGTCATGGACCATTCGGCGTGGGGAGTCAGATAATGCCGGATAAGAACAGGGGCCGCGTCGACGTAAACCTGAAGGCCTCGGTCTGCACAGAGTCTCCAGATGGGATCGACATATTCCCGTTCGGCGATCCTGGGGCCACGGCGATAGCTAATACCGGCATAGAGCGGCAGGGCGGACTCACGTCGATGTACGAGACGGAGACGGCACACCCCACGAACGCCAACGGGATATGGTGTGTGGTGGCAAAGAATGGGAAAGTGGTTTCGGCTGAGATATCTGCGGCTGATACGAACAGGATGGTGCTGAAGGTTGACGGAGCTATCATAGGCGAGGCTTCCGCTTATGGAGTCTACGATAGACAGACCATTAGCGGGGTGGATGACGTGATGGTAACCTCGACAGGGTATATGACTGTCACCAACACAAATAGCGTCAGCACAGGGTACACTATTTTTGTGTTGAACTCTTATTCGAGCGCCGGTGCATTGCTAGCAACTCGGTCGCTAAATTTTGGGTCAGCAATAACGACTTACGGCCCTATTAGTTTTGTAAGATACGGCGGGACCGTGGCGTTTGCCGATAATCAAGAGTTTTGCTGCTGGTACGATACGAGTACGGACATAAGAATGTTTTTTGAAGCCACATTGACATCAACGCATTGTGTGACGGACGGATTACAGTATAATACCCAGAACAATATCTCGGCTTACAAATTCGAAAATGGATATTACATCTTTATTAACCAGGGGAATGTGGGAGCTACCTACTGCACCGATGCATTTGCTTTTTCTCCTATTGCTTCGGTAAAATGGATGATCATTCAACGAAATAACAACAAATCAAGAGCATTGCTAACAATGAATCCGTCCCTGGGGGCCGGTAATTTAACCCTGATGATGACGTTTGGATACACTGATTTTGCGTCATGGACGGCTGTCACGGATTATGTTTTAGCAGGAGTATCAAGCCTGTTAACATACGAAAATGGATATGGTTATTGTGATACAAGATATTTATTGACGGCCACTGGAACAAGAATAAATAGGGCCGTGTCTCCGCAACCCGTATGCCAACATAGCATGACTGAAATTCTTACATACACCACGACAAACAGCTGTGGAACGGATACTGGAATAAACTACTACGGAAAATTAACGGGACACTATGAATCCGCTTACTACCTATCATTGCCATTTCACATTAGAGTGGGTTTAATTGCAGGAATACAATCATATTTGTCTGTAGCTTACGAACCAAGCACAGGATATGATTGTTTGGGAACGACATTGACCGGGGTAGGAGAATTCGACTCCGCGTATTATCCTCACACTTATATTGATGCGTCATCAACCAGGCTGGCATACAAATACAACGGGAAGTATTACTATTGCAGCATCAGAAGGCCAGCAAGCTCAGATTATCCTCTGCAGGAAATTTTCTCCAACGTTTGTAAACTAAACTCTATTGCTCCGTACAACATTATCGATGCCGCAACCAATTTATTGGAATTAGGATCTATCGATTTTAACGGAAGGTTCAGCACAATTACAATATCGGGTGCTGGTCCCACGGCAACATCGTCTAAATATGCAGCCACCATTAAAGGCAAATACAGCTCATCGATTGACACGGGCGATAAACTGTGCACCGTCGATTTGGCAGATCTATCATTTGAAGGAATTGGAACACTAATACCTTCTTTCAACAAAAGCATTTCCTCTACTCTGTTTTCTGTAGACTACTACGTTGAAGATATTTATTACAAATCTAATTCCTCCTTGGATCCTACGACATTATTTGTTATTAATTCTAAAACCGATACATTCTACATTCCCGATACCTCGCTACCCGTCCCCATCGGTTCAACTTATCCGCTGAACTACACCGCACAGTTTAATGGAGAAACCGTGTTCCTGGAAAAGTACAAGGCCGACCCCACCGGCATCTCTCACGAGTCGGAAAGCTACCTGATCGGAAATAACCTGTACGGCACATTCACGTCATTCTCCCTCTATGGGCAGATCTACATTCACGACGGACAGTTCATATGGGCATGTACGTTTGATGGACAAGTGTTTTCTAGCAAGGATATCGTGGCTCCAGCTTCAGGGATGACATACGTTGCGTCCACCCCAACGCAGATATTTTTTCTGTCCTCATTTGATAACAGCCTGTACACGTTCGACGGAGGGCGGACCCTTGGTAAGTCCCATAGGCTATCGGATGAATTGACTATAACTGACGGCACGTACTCCACGCTAGAAAACACGCTACTACTTCAGACTGCGTCTACCTTCCTGTGGATCCGCGATGGTGTGATTTCCAAAACCGCGAAGAAAGCAACACAGACCTCGACAAAGCTGTACAGCGCTTCCACGGGGATTGTGATATCGAACAACACGAACAAATGGCAATACGGCTTTCTTTCCACCGGAACCTCCACGGTATTCCCGTTTTCCTATCAGTCCCCTTACTTCGGCGTGGGCCAGGAAATGAAGTCGGCCACCACGACGTGGCACGCGGTCCTGTACTCAGCAACTAAGGCGGCGGTGGATGTCACTCTGAATTGCTACGGGATAACCGATGAAGGCTACACCACACAAACGGAGTATATCCACATAAACGCCGGGGACTGGGCGTCCAACGGATTCTATCGTTGCCGGATCCAACCTCAGGGGCAGAAGGCCGTAGCTTCATCATTTGGTTTTGCATGCGCAACAAAGGTTGCCCTTGTCCGGCTATCAATCGAGTACGCGGCGGATGAGGCCGTCATTCCGGCGGCATCGAGGAGCAGATAGCATGAGTGATTTCTGGAGCAGTGTCGGAAATTTAGCCGGTGAAATGACCGGAAGCAGTGCCGCTAATAACGCGGTGACTCAAAGAGGGGTAGCGTCACAGCAGCAGGCGGCAGGGACCTCTACGCAAAACCTGGGCACTGGGATGCAGCAGGGCGCCTATGGAGCAGCCGGAGCCGCCGGGACTGCCGCGCAGGCCGCCGGGACTGCGGCTCAGGCCGCAGGAGCCAATGCCCAGAACACGTATACTCAATCAGGAGCAGATGCTGCTACGGCAAGGGGCAATCAGGCCGGGTACGAAAATGCCGCCAAGGCAAGCATGGGCGGAAGCGCTGCCGAAATGGAAGCCAAGGCGCAAGCCTCTTCGGCTGCGTCGGCTGAAAAAGCAGGCCAGTCTTCCGCAACGGCCGCCGCTCGAAACGCATTGCGGTCTGGTAAAACGGCAGGACTTAACGCCGGGCAAGCCGCAATGCTCGGAGGCCAGGGGGCAAGCGACGCCTATACTTCAGCGGCCGAAACGGAACGCGGTGCGGCTGCCAACCGGTACAGCACAAATACGCAGACGATCGCTGGACAGGCTAACGCCAAGGGCAGTGAATTAAATGCGGCGATGGGACAACAGAACGCAGCTATATCGAACCAGACTGGAGCCGCGAACGCTCAATCAGGAGCGGCGGGAGTACAGAATGAAGCAGCGTCCACACAGGGGACGATAGGCGGAAATATTTCAAGCCAAGGCTTGCAACAGCAGGGGCTTGCGTCAAGCAACTTAGCCAACGCCACGACCAGCGGGTCGGCAGCGGCCACGGCCGGAGGGAATCTGCTTGGTGGCATCGGGTCGGCACTGGGAGGCATATTTTCCGACAGAAAACTCAAAACCAATATCAAGCCCGATGCGTCCCTCGATGCTATCATGATGAAGCTAAAGCCCTCCCCGTCGCTTGATGCCATCATGATGAAAATTAAGCCGTCGTCGTTTGACTACAAAGATCAGTCCATGGGCGAAGGGACCCAGATAGGAGTCATGGCGCAGGACCTTGAAAAAACTCCACTCGCCGGCGCCGTTCAGGAAACGCCGCAGGGTAAGAAGGTAGATCCCGGACGTATCGCCATGGCCGATCTGGCATTGATAGGGGAACTGTACAAGCGACTGAGGGAAGTGGAAAGCAAGCTGGAGGCAATAAATGCCTAATAGCGAGGGAAAAGAGTTTTACGATTACCTTGCGTCTAGCGGCGCGCTTGATACTTCGAAATACCCGGCTGGCGAAGACAACTATAAGCTTGCCCTTGAGTCTCCATCTAATGCTGCTACTCTTGAAGCATGGAGACAAAAGAAAAACACTCCTCCAGATCCAACGGGAGCTGATATTGCACTGGAAAAACAAGAGCCCATCGGCACTCCCAAGATAGACAAAGCAACGCCCGAGACCATGAAACCGGCGGAAGCATTACTACCAGAACCAGCATGGCCAGAAACAGCGAAGGCGGAAGTAGAACCGGCGAAGGCGGAAGTACCGGCGGCGGAAGGCCTGAAAGAAGCACAGAAAGCTAAGGCGGAGGCCGTAGCTAAGGAATCGGCAGCAAACAAGGCGGCACAAAACGGTGCGGCTCAACCGCAAGGGCTTGCGGCTAATGCGTATGACCCGAAAAAGGAACCGTCCTTCTGGGACATGGCGCTCGATGGGGCCATGAAAACAGGGAAAGGCTTGATCACTTTTCTTGCCGACTTCGCTACAGGGTACGCGGGGAAAACAACCCCCTCTGAATTGCGGGCAGTTCGAGAGCATGACATTGCCATGGAAGGCAAGAAGCATGCTAACAATGTAGAACTCGCCGAGATACAGAATAAACAGGCTATGCAGCTTGCGGAAAGGCAGATAGCTGCTGAAAAGGAAATAGCGAAAATCAAGCAGGATTTTGAGGCCAGGGAGGCCGCGCTGTCTAGATCGGCAACCGAAAAAATGAAACAGGCCGACCAGTGGATAGACAAGGACAAGGTGGCACTGGAAAAGCAGCGCATACAGCAAGACTTGGCTTTACAGATGCAGACCTTGGAATATCAGCAGCAGATAGCCTTGCTCAATCTGAAAATGACGATCAATTCCAAAGCCGAAACTCACAGCTTCGATGAGGCTATTGGGGGGATAGATTAGCCATGGCTGACAAAAACAAGACAAACAATCCGAATGATCCTGGATCCGTACTTCCAACCATGAGCGGGGGCGGGAAGAAAGATGAAAAAGATAACTGGTGGAAAAAGTTCGGCATTGACTACGACTCCATCAATAAATCTCTTGGCGGCTTGCCGGAATGGATTCGTGGACAGGCTGAATACTGGGACTCCACTCAAGCCGCGAGGGAACACCCTGTCCTCGGGGCTATCGAAGCTGGTGCAACCGGTTTACGTGATACCCTCACGGGTGGACTTGCTCCTGCAATTTTGGGACGCCTTGCACCTTCTGTGCAGCAAGGCGCTGAGGAAGTTGCGTCAACTTATCCGATCGCTACTGGAATCGGTAAAGGCGCGGGTCTTGCCGGGGCAACGCTACTTATGCCATCGGCCGCAGCGCCAGGTGTCGCCGATGCTGTCCCTGCTGCGGGTAAGGCTGGATCTGCTGTCGCGGCGGAAAAGCTTATCCCTACGTTCGCAAGAAACGCTCTTACCTCCGCAGCAATGCAGGCGCCATCAAGCATGGCGCAAGCTGTTAGGGGCGATTCTCCCGAACAGATAGCAAAAGAAGCCGCCATCAATGTCGGCCTTGGCGCTGTCGCTGGTACAGCGTCGGAAATGGCTGTGCCTGCTCTTGTGAAGGGGTACGAGCGAGTAAAGAAACTACTTGTTGACCAGCATCTAAAGTCAAGCGGGATATCGGGGCGGGATTTGAAGTCCGTGCTTAACCCGCGTTTTACTTCCCGTGAAGGAATTGCTCAAGCAAAGTCAGATCTTTCCTACGCATTATCTAAGGCCGGAGCAACGGGGGAGAAAAGCAGGGAAGCGCTTGCCGACCAGGTTTCCTCTATTTTCGAGGCTGGCCGGAAAGCGTGGGATGATACTGGATTCGTGCCTTCCGCTCTGACTACACAGATATTGGACCATCCGAAAATCACTCAGATGTTGGAAACATATCCCGAGGGATTGGACATCCTATCTGATATTTTGCAGAGAGCTGACAAGCAAAAGGACGCGGCCGCCGTAAGGGAATACCTGTATACCCTGGAACAACTGGGAAGGAAAAGCGGCGATGAACTAGTCGCGGCAAAGGGTGCTCTTGCTGGGCATGTCCGCGACGTGTTCGACGATAAACTCGGGGAACTGGCTGCCGTCAACATGGGGGCAGCGAAGAGGGAATATAAAACGCTGCTACCCATGATTCGATCCCTTAAAAGGGAAGAGTTGAATCCGCGCGAGTGGTTTACAGCCGGATCTCCCACGGCCGAAAAACTTGAGATAATGAAAAAGCTCGGCGGCATAGGGGCTGGAGGAGCTCTTGGAGGTGGTACGATAGCGGCCCGCGAGGTGCTTGGCGGCAATAAGGATCTAAGCGATCCCGGTACGCTTGCTACAATCGGCGGAGGGGCTTTGTTGGGCGGTGTTGCATCCAGGGTGCTGCCGAAGGCGGCCAATGCGGCCACCGGGACACTTGCTGGAAAAGTGGCAAGCGGGATGAATCCCGAAGCATTGACCCGGGCGGCGCAACCTCTGTCTCAGGCCATGCAGGCTGCAGCGCCTAGGGTTGCTCAGTTCGTTACTGGTATGGAAGGCGCCGCAAAGCGCGAATCGATGGTCCCTGAGACGCCACCCATAGTTACTCCCGCGACTCAGTTGGACATGACGCCATCCACCGATGCCGCCCTTCAGGTAGCTGCGGCTCCCACTCCACTAACTCCAAAGCCCAAAGATACCGCAATTCCTAAAGCCGCGCAGGCTGTGGCGGCGCGAGAAGGGCAGGTGTCTCAAGCGGCTATAGATGGAGCGAAGAAGAGCGCGGATCAAATCTATGCGGATAAAATAACGCAGAGAGTCAAGGATTTGTGGGACCGAACTCCTGACCCCAAGCCTGACTTTGAAACATTCATGAAGCAAGCTAGATATTCGACAAACGACTTTGACCCTAAAAGCGAAAAGACGGCCAAGGTCATTATGGGAAAGGACTACAAGGATTATCTCAGAACCTATAACGCCTACTTGGCATTGCACTCTTTAGGAGAGGATTTAGGCAATGCTATCCAGTTCTCAAAGGTGGACGAAATGCAAGCCACGCTCGGGCTCAGTCCAACAGCAAGCGCGAAACGCGAGCAGAGGGATCGGCTTATTCAGGGAATCTATGTGGCCATGACCGGTAAAACAGAAGAACCGGACGCAAAAACCAAAAAACAGATTGACGACAAGCTTTTCGACTTGATGAAAAGCCAGGGCGATCCTGGGCAGAAAAAGGCCAGGCTATTTGACATGCTGGAAAAACAGTATGGCTATCGGGCTGATGTATTGCGGGAATATGGATTGTCGGAGGAATAAATGCCAGATCCTACACCGGAACTAGTTGGACTCCTACAGGATATTTTCGGAGCTAAAGACATCAAGGGGGCTGGCAAGTTTCCCATTTTATCATCCGCTCCAAAGCGGACAGTGGGAGATGCAACCATGATAGCTGAGGCACAACGGATTTACGACCCAAGCAAGCCGTCGGTGCCAATGGAGGTTAAGGGGCCTAACGCCAAACAACAGGAAACTGGGACTGGCCCTGCCATGGAACTCGAGGACAATTACATAAAATGAAATTTGATTCAACGATTCTACCTTCTGACAATTCGGCCGGAGAGATCAAAAAAATGGGACTGGACCTGCTGTCTAAAATTAACTCCATCGCCGATGCTGTAACAAAAATAGACGCCATACACGGAAGTTGGTACTCTGAAAAAACTACTAGTTTTACCATAGGCGACCTAGACCACTATGCAGTCTACGGAGCTAAAACAGGCACTAATGCGCTTGTAGCTACGCTTCCGGCCCCGGCTAATAACAAAGGCCGCATCATAACATTCATCAAAACAGATGTTGACTCTGGTACATTACAGATAACGGATTTACTATCCACGTGGACATCATTATATCTGATAAATCAATACGATACGTTAACTGTTCAGAGCGACGGCGCCGCGTGGAGTTGTAAATCCGGACCAGTTCAGCCCGTATCATCGGAACCAAGCCTCGGAACTCCCCACGATCATTTCGCGGAACTGCTCAACACCGATCCGGCTGATACCAACTGGCATTCCATAGATCTATCGTCAATAGCAGGAGGAGCAATAAAGGCAGTAGACATAATAGGCACATTTTACGGAACTGTAGCCAATATATCTGTTCATTTTTCCAATGCCAGCGCAGGCAATAATTACGCTTGGCAGTATACGCAAAATACGGCGGTCTCTAGCATCATTTTACATGGCCGTGTGCCGGTTGATGCCAACAAATACATTTGGTGGAAAGTGGATGCTGCTACAATAGCCGAGTTGCACGTGTGGATGATGTCCTATTGGTGCTGACTAATAAGCTTTGCTAGAATGGAGACAACATGAAAGATTCTACAGGGAAAACCGATGTACTCAAAACCGTATCGGTACTAAGCAATGGTTTGATGTTAGCCGTTACAGTTGTTTCGGTTACTATTGCGGTCATGAAATCGCAGGAAGTAGACCGATATGCAGCACAGATAGCTGACATACGGCAGAATATTGCCGGGATGGTTAAGGTGGCCGACAACATGAAAGATGTCGACGCCGGGTTGCTGAGGCAGATTACCGAATTAAAAGGAACTACTACGACGGACATCACGCTGCTCAATGAGCGGATATCGAATGTTACAAAGCTTCTTGAGGAAATCAAGACGCTAGTTATGAAGAGGTAACCATGGAAGAGGAAACTAAATACATATCCCCTAACTTCTGGAGTCGACCGGGGACCATTATGGGCGCCGTCATTCACTGGTTTGAAAATGCAGGCCAGGACGTGGACGGCGTTTATAACTGGTTCGAGGGCCGGAAGTCGGGGCTATATGACTTTGGGGGATGCCACGCCGGTCTCGGATTGCATGGCCAGGTGCAATATTGGATCCCATGGAATGAGCGAACATACCACGTAGGCGGCGAATGGTACAACCCGGAAGCCGTCAAGCTGTTTGGCTACCAGCCGAACATGTCCACGGTTGGCGTGGAGTGGGCACACCCCGATTGGACTGGTAAACCAACGGACGCGACGTACAAGAGTGGGATCATCGTTTACGCCAGGATTTGCACCGAGAACGACCTTGATCCCATGACTCGCATTGTGACGCACAGCTTTATTACTGGCAAGAGGACAGAGCGTGGCAGTTGCCATAAATGGTTTTACGAACACCCCATGGAATTGCAAGCATTCCGTGGGTATGTTCTAGACGCAATGAGCGGGAGGATGCCATGAAGATGATCAAGTTGCTCCAGGGTGCCGTTGTTGCCATGTTCGTGTTGATGGTAGTCGTAGGTCTGCTGGTTCTGTTTTTCTTTGAGGCCAAGATGGAGGCCTTCGGGAAACTCCTGGGCTACATCTTCCCTGTCTTCCTGGCTCAGGTGATCCCGGCGCTCATCGGATCGCCCCTGACGGACTATATCAGGGCCAGAGCAGAAGCGAAGAAGCAGGCAGCGAATCCGAATCAAGGAATAGTAGGATGAAAGCATGGTTCGCTGCGGCTTGGATTAAGGTACGGGCTGCAGTGGGGTGGGTAGTTGCTGGTATTGCGCTTATTGTATCGGCTATGTTGTTATTGCACGATAAGGCCAAAACGTGCAGTAAGGTCGATACGTCAAAAATAGACGAGGAGGGTAGACATGCCCATGACGCCGAGGCGGCCCGCGTGGCTGCTCTGCCTGCTGACGCTGTGGTGGATAGCCTGCCCAATGCCGGCGAGATCCGAGACGCAGCTAATCCCCCAATCGCTGCCGGAAAAGGCCGAATCCACGATCTGCTTGACCGGTACCGAATGGCGGCAGATGGAGGCAGAGATCGCCTACGAGCTGGAGACGACGGCAAAACAGGCGGCGGATGAGGCCGTCAAGGCCGCCGTGGCGCCGCTGCTGGCGGACTTGGCAGGCCTCAGGGTGGAGCGCGACGGCCTGCGGGCGGCCCTGGCTGCTGAGACTGCGCGGGCGGACCTGGAGGCGCGGGATGCCGCCACAGCGCGCGCGTGGGCGCTGGCGGGGTGGGGTACCGCGCTCGGGGCTGCCGTCGCGGCGGCCGTGGCGGTGCTGGTTGCTGTGCTGATGAAATAAAAAGCCGCCCGGGTGGGCGGCTGATCTGCTATCTCATCTTGCCCGACACGCGATACCCGCAGCAAAAACACTCTCCGGTCTCGTCGGCATCAAGAGCGACCCGCTCATAGTCATCCTCCGCGGGATGCTCATCGGCGCACTGATCACAGATCATGCCGACGGTCTCGCCGCCTGCATCCATGACGCGCAGACCATGGCGAGGCCTGCCGCCCCGGGCGCCGTTGGCGCGGGACTGCGCTGTCCGCTTGGCGCTGGGGATCGCCCGGAGGGAGCGGGCTGCATTTGCGACGGCAAACTTCTGCGCTACGGTGGTTCCGACATCCCACCATAATTCCCCTGCGTTTTCACTCCATGTAGGTTCCATTCCTGGCAATCGTTCAAATCGGAAAAGTTTCCCCGCCTCCGCCCAAAAAGCGCGGCGCTGCCCTCTTCCTCCCCGAACAAACGCCAAAGCCTCATTTCTATTTTTCGCTATGGTCTGTTTCATTTTTTTCTCCTTTAGAGTTGGATGATCTTTATTCCAATCTTCTCGGCGAATGCTGCGAAGGGGGCGCATGCTGCCGGGGTTGCTTCTGCCATCGCTATCAATTCGGCATGCTGCGCATGAAATCCTAGCTGAATCGTTTCGGGATACTGAGCAATCAGGGCATCAGCAACGTCTTCATGAGTTTTAAAGCCATCGATGTCCTGGTAAAATAACTTGATCTCCACTTTCCCAGCGTCGTTCAATCTCGCATTCATCCTCGTTTTCATTTCTTCATCCATCCTTTCTGTCTATAATATATACCCGACGTCGGGTTTTGTCAACACATTTCAGCAAAATATCCCAAACTATTTCCCGCGCGTTTATCGCGGGTTGGCACGGAGTTTTCCGGGCGGACGGAATTCGCAGCGCGTAGATGTCCCAAATACACAATGTCGATGTCCGAAATATATAAACAATTACCCCTTGACAAACGTCCTACCATGCCATACTATGACTGACATGGATAAGGGAGCAAAGATCACAATCAGAATTGAGACCCTGGATGCGGCCCGGTTGAATGCCGAGGCCACGGGGGAGGACCGGAGCGTATCTTCAGTAGTCCGCCAAGCCCTCCGGGAGCACTGGGCCAACAAAGCCGGGCGCAAATGAGCACGGAAGTGAGGTTTTCCTTCAAATCGGCTAATGAAAAGGAGCGATTCCGGCTGTTTGCGGAAGCCAAAGGGTACACCCTTTCGGGGCTTGCCAAAGTGGCCCTATACCAGTTTGAGGCAAGGAACCCCATAGGAGGCCACAGAAGCAAAAAAGACGCGGGCGCAGACTGCGCCCCGCAACGTGGAGGCTTTGGAGGCGGGGATACTGGGGAGGGTAAACATTTATGATCGGCACGCTGATCCTGCTTGGAGCGCTGGCACTGGAGATCGTGGTGATGGCCCTGGGCTTCCGGCATCAACGCCGAGTCCGCGAGCGAGCGGGTCAGGCGCAGGTCAGGGCGAGAGGCATGGAGTAGCCCGAGAGGGCAGGAGGAGGAGAGGGATGTGTCAATTTTTTAGCTTTGTGGGCGACGGGCACGGCAACTACCTGTACGCCTCGTGGGCCGACCGCAAGGCCCTGCTCAAGACGAAAAAATCCGAGGAGGCGGACTCGCACACGTCGATTCTGACGCGGGCAAAGATCCCTCCGAAAAACCAGGAACGCTGGAACAAGTACGAGTACAACCCTCTGACCAAGGCATTCGTCGTCGACCACGGAGTCGACGGTCACGACCACGAGGCGGCCCGGAACTGGGCGGAGGCTCTGGACTGGTCCGCTGTCGTCCCGGCGCTGAGAATCAAGCCCATCATCAACTCACTACTTATAGAGCGCAAAGGCAGGCCGTCAAAAACCGAAATCGCCCGCCTGAAGAAATGGGCCTCGGTGTGGGACTCGGTGCGGGACTCGGTGTGGGACTCGGTGTGGGACTCGGTGCGGGACTCGGTGCGGGACTCGGTGCGGGACTCGGTGTGGGACTCGGTGT